TGGGCTTTGACTTCGGCAGCGATCCGCGTACGCTCGGCTTCGTCGGCCAGTCGTTTCGCTTCGGCTTCGATCTTCGCGGCTTGCTCCTGCTGGTGTTTGGAAATGCGCGATCCGATGACGGCGGTTAGGTCGTCATTCGCTTTCAACACCAAGTCTTTGATGTCACCGGCAAACAGCGTTTGATATCCGTCCGCCAACTCTTTGAGCGTGAGTAGGTTCTTCTCGATGCGGTTGGCAATGGTGTCGGCTTCGATCTTCACGCGCGCCACTTCGTCATTCACGGCGCTGTTCATGCTGGCGAGCGTGCGCTTGCCTTTGGTGACTTCAATAAAGTTGGTATTGATGTTCGGCATGTAAGGCTTGCCGATGCGCGCGTTCAGGGCGGTGATGTGTGCGGCGACTTCACGCGGCCCACGCTCGCGGATTTCGTTCTTGATCTGAGTTTCCTTGTTCGTGACCAGCGTGTCCAGCGTGAGGCGCTTCTGGCGCACCTGCTCTTGGACAAAGGCGACCGCTTTAATCACTTCGTCGACGCTGCTCATTTGCCCAAGCACCATCGCCTTAGTCGCTTCCAGCTGCGCCTCGGCCTCGGCGCAGAACTTGACCATTGATTTGGCGTTGGCAAATTCCTCGTCGGTCTTGAGGTCGGTGTTGATGCTCTCAATAAACCTGAGCGCGCCCTCTTGGTACACGACAAGGTTTGAGGCTTCGACCTTGCCGGAAACTTGGACAACCAGCGCCGGGAGCGCCTTGATCGGATCAGCAACTACTTCCGGCGCGGCCACGGGCGGCTTGTATGCGGCGACGTCCTGCATAAACTGAGCCCAGCCGGTCAATAGCTTGGCGCGAAGTTTGCGGCTCGACTCGTACCAACAATAGAGTGCGGTGTCCTCGGTCCCGTTGGATGCCATGAACAGGATGCGGTTAGCGCCGGTCACAAGTAGCTGCTGCTCCAGCTGCGGGAAATACTGTTCGGGGACTTTCCCGGCCGCGAGTGATTCACGCAGGTTCTTGTTCAGGCTCTTGTGTTCCCAGCCGGTTTCCGCGTCCATCGTCAGCCCGTCTAGCGACGCCGACAACGGGAGCCCGTCAGCCTCGCACGACATCACGACAGGGTACAAATCGTCGCCGATAATCTTCTCCGCGATGACGCGCGCGCTGGCTTCGTAGTCATGGCCTGCGTCAAACAACGCTTGGGCGTGCGGCGATACTTCCTTCGTCTCGCCGGTTGCGTACTCCGCAATCAGCTGGTCCCGCGTCTTGTAGGGCGATACGCCCATCATCGCCGGGGCATCGCTGGCGTTGAGCCGGCGAATGCCGTTTATGACGGCATTGCGGTAGGCGTGCCATTCAGGTGAGCCCTGAACAAGATTGTGTGTTTGTCTGTTGGTGATATTCAAGTTACTCTCCCATTGGGTTGGCAATGTATTTCAAAACGTCATCGACCATGGATTCGAGCGTTTGCTCAATGGATTCCACGTCGAACTTCTTGAGGATGTCGGCCTCGTTGATTGCTGCCGCTGCCGCGTGTTCTCGGATCACGGCAACCTGTTCGGCGCTGGCGACTTGGCCGACCGGTGCCGCCAAATCGTTGATGCGTTGCTTTTGCGGTGCCGTGAGTGGTGCCTTTGTCTCGGCGGTGGTGATAATCTCGGCTGGGGTTTTATTCTTCTTTTCGATTAGCTTTGCCCAGTTGGGTAGCGCCTTATAAAAATCGGCGTCCGTCCAGGCAGGTTTGCCAGTGTCGGCGTCTTTTGGCGCGGCTTCGGCCCTGTTGTCAATGACTGATTGCCAAGTGGCTTCGCCCTGACTGATCGCGCCGTAGATGCCGCGCAGGTTTACAATCTCAGCGGGCGAGCATGTGTCGATCGAATGGTTGAGATAAGTCGTGAGGTCGCTTGCGCGGACGCCAATCTCGCCGAATGCGTCAATGATCTTCTTGCGCTCTGCCGCTGGGTCCTTGGCGGCTTCGTCGGCGCGGATTCGCTTGATCATCGCCACGGCTTCGTCTTGAATGTCGCCGGGAATCAATCGCAGCGCGAGGGTGCGCTGGGCCTTGGAAATCAGGGCGGACCGCTTGTTCAGCATTTCATCCTCGGTCGCTGGCACCGTGTAGACTGGCTTATTCCAACTGTTTTTTCTCATGCTGATGTAGCTACCATCCGAGAGTGGTTTGGACCGCTCCACTGTCTTCGCAATCAAAATGTCGGAGTCGTAGGCGAGTGTGCTTTCCAAATCCTCGACGGTGACGCGAATAATCTCTTTTTCCGAATCCTCAAACAGTACGGCGGTGCGAACCTGAATGTTCTTCATGCAGCGCAGCGCGACTTCGGTAAACCGGATGCCAAGCCCTTCAACGCCTTCGCCAATCGGCTTGATGTAGAAGGCGCTCTTGTTGTGGGCGAATGATGGGCGCCGACACTCCATCATCACGTCTTGCCGTACCTGATCCCAGTTGCGCGGATTGCGCAGTGCGATGACATAACGCGCCTCGGCCATGGCCTTCGCGTGCGCCGACATTGCTGTTGATGCCGTTTCGGCACCGAGTGCCATTTGTTGACCTACAACCATATCGTTCATGTGTTTTCTCCTAGAATCTGTAATTCTTCACGCGCCGTTTTGCCGCGCGGATTAAAAATCTCACGCAGTCCGCGCCAGCCGGGCACGTCGTGACCGCAGTCGTCTCGCGCCGGCGGTTGCTCGGGCGAATCCAAAAACGTCAAATCATAAAATTTTTAATTAATTGTCAGAATCCTCCTCGTCCAACAAATCACGAACGGCGGCAGAATACACGCTCAAATACTCGGTGACCTCGTATCTGATGTCGAGCGCGCCAGCTCTGATCGACTCGCGAATTACGTCAACAGTCCGTCCGTGCATTGCGTTGATTTGGTCAAAAAATTTAACTCGGTCGTGCGAGTTCATTGGTCGCCGCCTCCCTATAAAAAAATTTTGTGCTGTGCAATTTTGTTGCTAGTCGCGCTTGCTTTCTCCGCAGATTTGCCAGATCGGTGGCCCCGTAGGGTTTCGCTCACGCCGCACCGTCGCGCTGTCCCCGCGCTCGCTCGCCTATTGGCCACACTCCTGCGGGGAGTCGATGCAATACTGTACATCGACAACAACACTATAATCCAACGCGTCGCCGATTGTCAACAATTTTTTATTATGTTTTTCAAGGTTGACAAAATCGCAGCGTGAACGTAAAATGCGGTCAACACAATAACCTGAGCAAAAAAAAATGGTGCCTATCATAAACTTAAACAAAAATTGTCCCGAGATCGACCTGATCATCCACGAGCATTTTTTGGGCAAAACGCGCCTGCTACAGGAGGCGCTTGGCGTCACTCGCGCCTGCGTCTCAATCTGGCGTAGGCGCGGCATCCCGGCGATGAGGCGGTACCATATAGACGCGGTGATCCGGGAGCGTTCCGGGCGCTTGGAGGGCGATGGCAAAGGCAAGGGCAAAAAAAAACCGCTCCCCTCTGTCGAGGAAATAATCGGAATTTTTTAATTGTAAATCGACACACGCGCTGCGGCATACCTTGGGATTGTCAGACCGCTGGGAGTCGGTAGTACCCTGCCGCAGGCGTGGAGCGGCAGGGCTTGACAATGTTGTAAAAATATGGTTTAATTTTTTAGTTGATTGCACAGTCAGCATCAAACGATTTTTAGGCGAGAGTTCAGGGGCTTAGGCCCTGCCCGGCGTTGTGCACCGGGCCTCTCCCCTAAAGGTCGTTTTTTTTTGTCTTAAAATCCCTCAGCAACAAATCAGCACGAGGGAGCCATGCGCGGGCGTGGGCTGGGCGCGAGCAATCGCGGGGCTGCAAAGCCGGGGGCCCGCAGGGGCGCTGTCCGACGTCGACTCAGGGTCAGGTGCCTGCTCTCTCTCCCTCTGGGGGGTAGGGGGGGCATGGGAGCGGCGAACCGCGCAATCTAGGGTCAGGCAGTTAGGACAAACAAACAAACAGGACAAACAAACAATCAAACATAAGGGCGACTATGATGAGCAAAAAAACATTTAAAAAAACATTTACCGAATGCCAGCAAATAGGAGATTGGGCACCAGATGCAAAATTATTGGCGTGGTGCCATGCGAATGGGTACGACGCGGACGCGCATTACGATTTTTTTAGGGATTATTGTTTGGCGAATGGTGTAAGATATGCAAGTTTTGACGCTGCATTCCGCAATTGCTGCCGCGCTGATTGGGGCGGAGTCCGAAAAAATCAAACGCTCGGCCAAAATCAGCAAACAAAACAGGATCGGCGAGCCAGTACAATCGCAGGTCTGGTCGGTGGCGAGATAT